GGTTTTGAAGGACATGTTTATTTGATGCCTGTGGGTGGCGTTGAAACTGTATATACTCTAAACAATAGACGTGTAGCAGAATTAGCAATGAAGATGGGCCTACGTTACAGTGATAGATTGCAGGTACCGTTGTTTAAAAATGCGTGGGGAACATAATGAAAAAATTTATTGAAAAAGTATTTGGTATTGAAAAACTTAAACAAGAAAAAGAAGCGTTACAAGAAGCTAGAGACAAAGCAGTAGCCGAAACAGTACGAGCTCAAGAAACATCAGAACTTAGTAAATTGAATGAAAAAGATCGTGCTACTCGTAAAAAAGAACCTTGGGTAGGTGTACTTAATACTCATGTCAACAAAGATAATGTTCGCAATGGTTTTTTTGAACTTGACTGGAATGAATATTTTGTGTTAAAATTAAGACAAGAGGGTTATGGTGCGGATGGAGACAAAGATGAAGAAATCGTCGATCGTTGGTTCCGTGAACTCTGTGCCAATGTTGTGGTAGATGGTGATTATGGTGGTCCAATCAATACAGGTGTAATTGACATTAACGAAGTTAAAAGAAAGAATCAATGACATATATTCTAGTAGATACTGCTAACACATTCTTTCGTGCTAGGCACGTAATCAACGGCGATGCTGATATTAAATTAGGCATGGCCTTTCATATCACGTTAAACAGCATTCGCAAAGCATGGCAACAGTTTAATGGTACTCATGTTATATTCTGTTTAGAAGGTCGTTCGTGGCGCAAAGACTTCTATGCTCCGTATAAGGCACAACGTGCAGAAGCTCGTGCAGCACACACAGAACGAGAAGCAGATGAAGAACGTGTATTTTGGGAAGCCTTTGATACTTTTAAAGAATTCGTCACAGAAAAGACCAATTGTACTGTACTGCAAAATCCGCAACTAGAAGCAGACGATCTAATTGCAGGCTGGATACAGAGCCATCCGCAAGACAATCATGTGATTATTTCAACTGATACAGATTTTGCACAATTAATTGCGCCAAACGTTAGACAATATAACGGTGTTATGGAAACTACAATAACACACGAAGGTTATTTCGACGACAAAGGTAAACCTATAATTGATAAAAAGACCGGAGAAGCTAAAGCAGCACCTAATCCAGAATGGCAATTGTTTGAAAAATGTATGCGTGGTGACACATCAGACAATGTGTTTTCAGCATACCCGGGTGTACGTACCAAAGGCACAAGCAAAAAGGTGGGTCTTACTGAAGCGTTTGAAGATCGTAAAAGCAAAGGATATAACTGGAACAATCTCATGCTACAGAGATGGTCTGATCACAACGGCGTAGAACACAGAGTTCTAGAAGATTATGAACGCAATCGTCGACTGATTGATCTAAGTCATCAGCCAGACAATATCAAACAAATCATTAAAGAAACTATAAACACAGCCACACAGGCTGATAAAAATATCAGTCAGGTGGGAATTAGATTAATTAAATTCTGTAACCTATATGATCTTAAAAAGATAGCAGATCAAGCACAGAGTTATGCAGAACCGTTAAACGCGAGGTACACATTATGACAGACTTACACGCAAAACCGATCATAGAAAATAAATTTTGGATCGTAGAAAAAGATGGTGAGAAATTTGCCACCCTGAGAAAGAACGAAGATAATAGATTTGTTCTCAGCAATGAGGAAGGCATCAAAATCTATGATACCAAAGAAAGCCTAACCAAACAATTCGGCAAAGATTTCTTTGTAGCTAAGATTGTAAAAGAAGCACACGATGCACAACCTAATGAAGTTCACGGTTACTCTACAAGTGTAGATCCACATAATGCCATGTTTGACATTCAGCGCAAATTACCATTGTTTACTAAGAGCGGTGACTCGAAGAGTCTTTACTGCGCAGGTTACTACGTCATACGTTTTGAAAAAGGGTGGGTTAAGTCATTCTGTCCTAAACTAATTACCTTACAGAGATATGAATACAAAGGACCTTTCAAAACAGAATTAGAAATGAAACAGGTATTATCAAATGTCTCAAAATAATCTTCCCACTAATCTTCCTACAGTTGAACGGTTGATCCAACGAGTAACTGCTGCTGAAAAGAGTCAACAAAAGGATATTCGCATATCTATACAAGAAGCCAGAGACCTAACTGCTGAATTAGCTGTTATGACCAGCAAATTAGGTCGTACAGTGCAGGAAATACATGAAATGCTGGCGCAGATACGCGAATCTACTACCAAAATCGACGTTAAGTTTGACGGCGGAGGCTTCTAAAAGGCATAAATATATACGTGGTTAATTAGGAAACACGTATATAATGAGTAGACCAAAACCCCGAATACTGTTAGAATATGCTAACAAAGAAAACTTCAAGATCGAACAGATCCTTGACAGTGAAGCCATTTGGGCAGTATTCTACAAAGGACAGCCCTTTAATCTAAAGAGTGGTAGTTTGGTTGCTAGCTATCCTGGACCTAAATATAAGAAAGTGTCGTTTTCAAATCCAGGTCATGCTATCAACCTTGCAAAAAAACTCAACAGACTGTTTAAGACCAAAGACTTTGAAGTGTTTAAGCTCACCCAAGGTGAGAAGGTAGAATAGAAGGACCTAAAGGATGCCTATACCAAGGTATTCCTCCAAGCAGCAGATCAACAAGCTGACCAGAATACCCTAAAACAATTTCGCAGCACATGGTGGTGGAATGTTCGCGACAAAGACACCGGTGGACTAAGATTGACTGAACCTGCCTTGCAATTTATAGAACAAGAAGCTAAAATAAAAACATACAAAGTAGAGTTCCCTAAAGATTTCGCTATCACAGCACAAATCCTTCTGTGGTTAGACAGCAATATCGATGGTCCTTACTATATCACTAAAAAGTCTATAACTGTGTTAAAAGAAAAAGCTGCATTTCAACTTTATCTATTTTCTGGAGATATCAAGAAAATGGGTTATAACAAAGCCTTGGCTCGTAAATTTAGCCAAGAATCCGTCGAAGAATAATCACTGTCTATAAATATTCGCACTATGTTCGACCTTAATCCCATTGACGTATTAAAACAAAGAAAACTGAAGACTCTACCTCCTCATTTTTCACGGTTTAAACTCGCCGATGTTGATTTTTTAACAGGAGAGTTTGAGGATTGGATTGGAACAAAATTAAGAGGTAGATATTGTATTGTTCGATCACCTAATATAGATCAAGACGGAAGATGCAAAAGCAGCACATTTGTAGCATTCGAAAACCAAAAAGAACTAACATATTTTATGTTAGCCTGTCCACATTTAAGGAGAAACTAAATGACAGAAGAAGTTCAAAATCAAACAGCCGAAACAGCAGCACCTGCTCCAGAAGCAGCATCTGCCGCACCACCAGCTGATTTAAACATCAGTGATTTGGTTGCATTAAAAAGTATCATCGAAGTAGCATCACAAAGAGGAGCGTTCAAAGCAGCAGAACTAGAAGCAGTGGGTAAAACTTTTAATAAGTTAAACACATTCTTAGAATCTGTGGCTAAAAAGGAGGCTTAATATGAAGCCATTAAAACACATAGGTAGAATGAAAAACACAGGAGCCAAAGTTCTTGTGGTATTCAGAACCTTACCAGGCGAATCAAACATGGCACTGGTATTGCCTGTAGCAAATCTATCAGATTCATATCATGACAGCATCATGACTGTGGTCGAAACTGATCAAGCACAAGATGTATTTGAATTTGGGGAAATTATGTTCACAAGAACATTCCCAGATGGTCGTCCAATGTTACAGGCTATGCAAGCTGACGAACGTCTACAAAAGGTTCCGACTGATCTAGTTATCATGACACCGACTACTAATGACAATGTTCAATTAGATCAACTTAATGTGTTGATTGCAGAACAACGTAATTGTACCATTGACGAGCTTTATACTTTTGTATCCGGTGCTCCTAAGAAATCCAACGATGCAACAGTTGAGGATATCATAGAAGTTAAAGATATCGCACCAACAGAACCATTAAAGGCTTCAGAAAATACTGTGTTATCTGACAAAGACATCGCTAAATCATATCGCAGTCAGGCAGATGCTATGTACAAAGAAGCAGCAAGATTAAGAAAGGAAGCAGATGAACTAGATCCTCCGCAAAAGAAAACTGCAAAGGTAAAAGAATCTGCTGATGCCTAATCCCCTGTTCAAGCCGCCAAGGCATTTAGTTAAAGAGTGGCCAGAGGTTTTTGAAGATCTATATATGAATACCATGCCGGTGGCATATCTTGAGATGGTACATCTTGAATTTGTCAACGGCAGAGTATGGCAGATCGATATCAAAGAACAAATGAAAGCTCTAGACGCTGATGAGATCGCAGCAAAGCTGTTAGAAACTCTTCAAGAATACAAAGATGAAATTAAAAAACTAGACTTTAAAGTTGATATTGAAAGATTGAAAAAAGACATAGGCGATTCGACTAAAACTATTTTCTAGTGTCGCCATAATGAATTACTGTAACATCTTCTGATTTAAAAGTTCTCCAAGGGTCAACAACAATTGACCCTTTTTCTATTTTGCAATATAGATTCTGTGTTTCATCGAACCCACGATATTCGTAAGTAACTTTTCTATTATGTGCCAGCAATATAACTCCGTAACACGCATTAATACTATCTCCGGTTAACGGATCAATATAGGTAGGTGCAAATCCCATCTGTGTGCAATAATGTCCAACTAATAAACTGTAACTACCATCACAGTATTCGACTTCTGGTTTATATGCTTTGCCGTGAATAAAAATTCCCATGTTATTATCACTAGCATGTTTGACTAATTCTTTCGCTAAATTT